TGATCACCGGCACCAACGGTAATCTGCGCTCGCCGGTGTGGATCATGAATCCGGCCGATATCCTGGCGGCGTCGTTGCTGCCTGCCACCGCGGGCGGCGGCGAATTCCCGTTCAAGGCGGAACTGACGAGCGGAACGCTGCAGGGCATGCCGGTCATCTCGAGCAGCAACGTCACGGCTGACACGATGCTGCTGGTCGACGCCGCGGACTTTGTGTCCGTCACCGGTGACACGCCGCGGTTCGATGTGTCCGACCAGGCGACCATCCATATGGAAGACACAACGCCGCTGGCGATCTCGACTGTCGGTTCGCCGGCGACCGTCGCCGCGCCGGTGCGCTCGCTCTGGCAAACGGACTGCATCGGCGTTCGTATGTTGCTCGACCTGAACTGGGGTCTTCGTAGAACTGGCGTTGTTGCCTGGACCCAAACCATGACCTGGAATTGATCGACCAGGCTTGAGGCCAAGCCGCGCGAATGCGGCTTGTTCGTTTCACATGAAACAGGAGGCCATGAGCATGGCAAAGGAACTTCGCAAGACCAAGGACAGCCCCGACGTCAAGGCAATGCTGCAGGAGCAGAACGAGGAACGTGCCGTCGCCAACGAAGAGGCGATGGAGCGCATGGACTCGTCGCAACCGACGCCGACGCAGGAGGAAAACGATCTCGCTAAGCTCGGCATTCAGGTCGACGAGAAAGAGCCCGACGGCAGCGGGCCGACCGTCATCAGAAAAACCGTCGTGGCGAATGTGCCGCTCGGCTACGACACCAAGGCCGCGTTGGCCAAGGAGCCGGAGGAGGGTCGGACGTACTCCAGGCCGAGGTCGGAACCGAAGACGTCATAGCGACAACCGGCGGGGATTGACCAATGCCTCGAGTCGTCGTCACAGCGACAATCCCCGCCGGCCAGTCTATTTCCAATGCGATCGACCTGTCGGCTGGCGACGCCGCATTCTGCCATATGCCGTCCGGATGGACCCCTGCGCTGCTCTCGTTTCTGATCTCATATGACGGCAATACGTTCGGCGATCTTTGCGACCAGAACACCCGCGAGGTCACGCTCAATGTCTTGCCGGGAACGGTCATCCGGGTGGATCTGCTTCCTGCCAATGTCGGCTGGCTGAAATTCCGATCCGGCTCGCGCTTCGGGGCGGTGACACAAACCGCCAGCCGAGTTTTCACAATCATAGCCGAGTCATGAGCTGATGCGCATCCTCGGCCTGCCAATCCCGTTTACCGGCGAGAACCAGAAGGCGCTCAGTTCTGTGCCGTATGGTAGCAGTGGCTGGTATCCGGTCATCCACGAACCATTCCCTGGCGCCTGGCAGCGCAATCTTCCGATCAACACCGACAGCGCGGCATCGTTTCACGCGGACTTCGCCTGCAAGACGCTGATCGCACGCGACATCGCCAAGCTGCGCGTGAAGCTGGTCGAGAAGATCGACGACATCTGGTCTGAGACGACAAACCCGGCCTATTCCCCGGTGCTGCGCCGGCCGAACGATTACCAGACGCGAAACCAGTTCTGGGAAAACTGGATGCTGTCGAAGCTGTCTCGCGGGAACACCTACGTGCTCAAGGTGCGCGACAACCGCAATGTCGTCACCTCGCTGCATGTGCTCGATCCGACACGAGTGCAACCGCTCGTGGCCGACGATGGCAGCGTGTTCTATCGTGTGAACGGCGACAATCTTGCCGGTATTCGCGAGATCACCGTTCCGGCGCGCGAGATCATCCATGATCGGATGAACTGCCTGTTTCATCCGCTGTGCGGGACGCCGCCGGTGTTTGCTTCCGGGCTGGCCTCGATGCTCGGCCTCAACGCACAGAAAGCATCAGCACTGCTGTTTGAAAACTCATCGATGCCGGGCGGCATTCTCACCGCGCCCGCCGAGGTCAGCGACCAGGTCGCGCAGTCGATCAAGATGAAATGGGAGGCCAATTTCTCCAAGATCAATCTTGGCCGCGTCGCCATCCTCGACAATGGGATGAAGTACGAAAAGATCGCGATGACCAACGTCGAAGGCCAGATGGTCGAGAGCCTGAAATGGTCGGCTGAGGTGGTTTGCTCCTGCTACCATGTCCCGCCGTACAAGGTCGGCGTCGGTGCGCTGCCATCTTATAATAACGTTCAGAGTCTTAACGTGGAGTACTACAGTCAGGCCGTACAGAGCCTTTTGGAGGAAGCCGAGGAGCTGCTCGATCACGCGCTTGGCATTGGCTGGGGCGTCGGTCTTGGCTGCGAGTTTGACACCGACAACCTGCTGCGCATGGACAGCGTGACGGCGATCACTGCCATCCGCGATGCGATCGGCGCGGGCGTGATGGCACCGAACGAGGGTCGTGCCAGGCTCGATCTCAAGCCGGTCAAGGGCGGCGAGTCGCCATACCTGCAGCAGCAGAACTATTCACTGGCCGCGCTCGCCAAGCGCGACGCGCAGGACGATCCGTTCAAGCCGAACACGCCGGCAGCAATCCCCGCGCCCGCCAACGACGACAGCGCCGATGCGCCGGACGAGATGGACGACGAAAAACTTGCCGCGATCAAGAACATTGCGCGCTGGGGCGCGAAGTCGATGCTGACTGCGTGAGGGCATCATGGATCACCGCGTCATCACCGCATTGCTGGAAGCCATCATTCCCGAGGTGAAGGACCACTCGGCTAACCTCGTCGCGCCGATCAAGGACGAGATCGAGAAGCTCACCGGCCGTCTCGGCCAGCTCGAGGCGCGGCAACCCGAGCGCGGCGAGAAGGGCGAGCCCGGGGTGCCAACCATCGAGCAGCTCATCGAGGCGATCGGCGCGCTGCATGTCGAGGCGATCGTGCGCGATGCGCTGACGGCGGAAAGCCACAAGGGCGGGATCGACGTGTTGGCGCCGGGCGATGTCGCGGCGGAAATGGCCAACGCCACCGCAATGCTGGCCGAGCCGTTTACCGGGCGGACAGCGGGCGCCGAGAAGCAGTTTGCCCGGCCGCGCAGTTTCCGCTTCGAGCGCGATGCCGAGAATCGCATCGTCGCAGCGTTCGAGGAATAGCGATGCAGATCAGTCTGTCCGATGCGGCGCGTAACGCGATGGTCGACGAGGTGGCGACGCTGATCGACGGCGAGCGCGGCAATGGCCGGATCGAGCTGCTCGCGTCATCGGGCATCGTGCTCGCCTCGCTGGAATGCTCCAAGCCATGCGCGCAACCGCCGGTTAACGGTACCGTCACGTTCAACACCATTGCCGAGGATCCGTCCGCCAGGGCGTCGGGCACCGCCGTCAAGGCGCGCATCGTCGATGCAGCGGGCGGCATCGTGTTCGAGTGCGATGTGAGCGACACCAAGGGCGACGCAGTCATCCGCCTGAACAGCAACCGGATCGTGGTCGGCGGTCCCGTGCGGATCCGCGAATTCGTTCTGGTCATGCCGGCCTAACAGGAGAAACAAACATGTCGATAGCTGACGCGACCGAGAATGCGATTTTAAATTTAGTGTACTCCGCTACCACCTGGGCAAACTACGCGATCAACGCCACGGCGTCGCCTGAGACGAACATCCATGTCTCGCTGCAGACCGCCGACCCGACCGATACTGGAACGATGTCGTCGAGCGAGACGACGTACACGTCCTATGCCCGCGTCAACGTCGCGCGCTCGACCGGCTGGAGCACGGCGACGACCGGCGTTGTCAGTCCGGCGGCCAACATCGACTTCCCGGCTGGCACCGGCGGCAGCGGCACCATCAGTTTCTTTAGCACCGGCAAGACCGGCGGCGGCACCACGGCGATTCTGTGGAGTGGCGCCGTGTCGCCGACCATCGCGGCCGGCAACGGCGTGACGCCGCGCCTCACCACGGCGACGACGATCTCGCTCGACTGAACGTGTACCACTCGCGCGAGCTGATCGCCTGCCTCGAGGCGGTCGATGTCGAGGGCATGCGCCGGCTGTGGGGCCAGGTGGCGCCGCAGTTTCCGCAGCACGACGACGCCGGCATGGTTGCGGCCATTCACCTGGCGCGCACCAAGTCGGAGCTGGTGCGCTTCAAACTGCGCGCCTACTCGCACGCCTGGCTGATCGATCACGGCTATCCGTCGCTGCTGCCGGACGAGTTGCGGCCGCGGGCGCAGCGCATCTATCCGGTGATCGCGTCGGGCGTCGGGATTTCGGTCAATTCGCGATACCCGGAAGTCAAATCCGCCGTGACCTTGGCGATGACCGGTGCGGTGCTCGAGGCCGAGGCGGACGGGCGGCTGACCGATGCGCCGTTCGTCAAGGGTCGCATGCTCGAGGCGCGGCGCTACGCGGTGAAAAAACTGTTCGGCAGGTAGACATGGCCGACGAGTTCATCCGTCCTAGCGGCGACACGACATTGGATGGCTGGACCGACGAGGCCGACGGTACCACCACGATCTACACCAAGATTGACGAGAGCACGGCCGGCGATAGCGACTATGTGCAGTCCCCGGTGATTAGCGTAGCGCAGGCTGACCTCAAGGTGCGGCTGCTGCAGGGGTCGACCCAGATCGCGCAGTGGACCCACAGCAACATCAGCGAGACGTTTGCCGATGCCGCGCAGACGCTGAGCGCGCCGGAACTGGCGTCGATCTCCGACTTCAATGACTTGAATATCGAGTTGGATGACAATGCTGGCAGCGTCTACAAGTTCGCGCTTGGCAATCCGACTGGTGCGCTGACTACGCCGGTCGTGGTGCGTTACCGCTACAAGAAGCTGGTGGTCGAGGATGAGGTAGCCACCACGACGTGGAACCCGGCCGACAAGTCGGCATCGATTACTCTGGATGGTACCAACCTCATCGCAACCCGCAATTCCACCAATAACAATTCATATCGCAGTGTCCGCTCGGTTGCATCCAACGCAAGCGGTAAGAAATATTTTGAGTATCTCTGGACGACGGCTGCGGACCAAGGTCTTGTCGGCGTCGGTGACAATGGGGCGTTTCTGGAGAGCTATCTCGGCAGCAGCACCAACAGTGTTGGATGGTTTGGAACCGACGGCAATGTCTACCGGGGTGGTGGCGGACCTGCCGCCGCAATTGGCACGTTTGGTAATGGGGATCGGATTTCCATCGCCCTCGATATCGGCAATGGCAGGATTTGGTTTCGCAAGAACGGCGGCAACTGGAACAACAACGGCAGTGCGGATCCGGCGACGAATGTCGGGGGGATCGACGTCTCAGGGCTGACTGGGCCGTTTTATGCTGCGGCCACGCTGTATTCCGAAGGGACACCGGGGACGACCTACGGAACGGCAAACTTCGGGGCATCGACCTACGCCTACACCGTGCCATCTGGCTTCAGTAATTGGGGCACCTGATGGGCATTGTCGAGCAGATCGCCGCGATCCGCGCCGGCAAGAAGGACGAGCGCGCGCAGACGTTGGAGATCTACGCGCTGAAGACCAATGCGCTGTTGGGTGTGATCCAGCGCGGCAAGAGCGTCGCGCATAAGGACTACACTTTCCGCATTAACGACGCGCGCATGGTCGGAGAGGGACGGCTGTTCCTCGATGTGACGTTCATGCGTGGCCCGCAGGAAGTCACCCACCAGATCATCATCACCAACCCGCCCGTGTTGCCGCGTGAGAGGACCGGCAACGAGCGAGAGGACATGGCCACGGCAATCAGCGAGATGCTGGAAGGCTTTGCCTGATGGGCACGATTTATGTTGTCTACAGCAGTACCGCTGATGCCGGCATAGTATCTACCAGCGCAACTTATCTCACGGCCCGAGCCCAAACCACTGTTACGACTACTAGCAATACGACCGCATCAGTTGCCAATGCTAAATCAGGAGCTAATTTTAGTTGCGCGCAATCGTTTTTAGTCCTTGATACGTCGGCGGTTCCGGCTGGGGGTGGAACCGGATTATTTTCGCTAAATGTTACCACGTTTTCGGGCAATCCAGACGTTGACACTGTTCGGTTTCGCCAAGTCTCGTCGGTCGCCAACAAGATTGCAGGCGCATCACTCGCTGCCCAGACGCTTTTGTGCAATCCCGGCACGTTCCCAACCGGGACGGGCGTTTATACTGCCAGCATACCAAGCATTTACACTTTTCCGAGGTCGGCGACGCTCAATGTCGTCATTCATACGGTTGGAGAAGAAAACGCCACTGTTCCGGCAGGGTTAACGAACTTCATTCACAACCTAGCTGACGTTACTGGTACGACCAACGATCCATATGTCCAATTCGATGTCGGGTCTGCCTGGGAGTTCGTCGGCGTCTCCAACGAAGTCGCCGTTGCTACCACCGCGCACGCGCTGGTCACCACCGGCATCAGCGGCACGCTGGCGGCGGGCGATCTGCTGGTCGCCTGCATTACGTCGCGCATCGCATCGACCACCTCGGTCACGCTGCCGACCGGCGGCGAGTGGACGCTGGTCGCAGAACAGAAGAACAACAACACATTAACCACCAGCTCCGCACTTCCTTCGGGGCTGATGGCCTATTGTGTTCGTGGTGCGTCAAACCCGAACCTGACGTTCACGCATCCGGTTGCTCCCAGTCAGGCGCAGGGGCGGATCGTCGCCTATCGAAATGTCAACACGGCCTCGCCGAAGGACACGCAGACCTCCTTCACCACGGCGACCGCCCAGACGGCAGTTACCGGCACCGGCCTGACCACCACGCAGATCGAAGACCTGATCGTCGCGATGGCGTGCGGCGGGCAAGAGGCGGCGTGGTCGGCGTTCAACGCGACCGATCCGGCCGGTGCGTCGGGAGCGACGGTTACCACCGCGCCGACGACGACATGGTCCGAGCGTGCCGACAGTCTCGTCACAACGGGTGCTGACGGTTCGCTGGCGATCTTCGACGCGGTCAAGCTGACCAGCGGCGCGACCGGCAATCTCACGGCCACGGCGTCCGTTTCTGCTGGACACGTCGTCATCGCGGGCGCGTTCAAGATTTACGCGCCACCGGCCGGCGATGGTGTTGGTGACGCGGACGGTGTTGGTGCGGCTGCTGCCACGGGCGCAGCGATCAAGTCGGCCGATGCGAGCACGGCGAGCGGCACCGGCTCGGCGAGCGCAACCGGCACGGGCATCAAGGCGGCGAACGCCAGCACGGCGGCGGGTGTTGGTGCTGCGGCTGCTGTAGGCACGACACCTCAAGTCCGCACCGTGGTGTCGTGGGTCGAGCTGTCCGGCACCAGTTCGGTGGCGACTGTTTCCGGTGCGGGCACGGCGTCAGGCGTTGGTGCAGCGGCGGCAGTTGGCGCATCGACGGCGGCGGCCGCGGGTCTGTCAGGCCATGCTTTTGCTGTAGGTCATACTGCACATATTTATCTTAATACGACTGGTTTAGTCAGTCTGGCACAATCGTTCACTGCCAGTGGCGAGTTGGTGCGTGCGCAGATCCGGGCTTTCAACGATTTTGGCGGTACTACTGATAATTTGACGGTCAAGATCTATGCGACCGATGCCAGTCATTTCCCGACTGGCGCGCAGATTGGCGGAACGGCAACAGTCCTCAACGCCAATATCCCAACAGTCACGTCATTACTCGATTTTATCTTTCCGGCTCCGATCAAGCTCGTTCCGGCGACTGAATACGCCATCGTTGTCGAGCATGGGTCTAGTGCCAATGAGCTGGGAATTGGTTTTCAGTCCCTCAATCAGTATCCTGGTGGACAGCTTTATCAGAAGAACTCTAGCAACGTTTGGTCGAGTGCCGGTGCTGGGTATGACATTGTCGGCACGCTCTATTTCAGCACCAGCGCCATTGGTGCCGCGAGTGCGGTTGGCACCGGCATCGCGGTCAGTGTTGGCACGGCTGCGGGTATCGGCACGGTTGCCGCGGAAGGCGCGGTTGCCGGCATCACATCGTCGACGCAGGGAACCGCCGCCGGTATTGGCGCTGCCGCGGCCACCGGCACCGGCATCAAGGCGGCCAACGCCAGTACGGCGAGCGGACTCGGCACTGCAACGGCCACCGCTGCGGCGACCGCAGCCTCGGTTGGCGATGCGGACGGCATCGGCGCTGCGAGTGGCGTCGGTTTCTCGATCACCGTCGTTGCAGGTGCAGGCGATGCCGATGGCGTAGGCGCGGCAACTGCGGCCGGGCGCTCGACGGGCGCGTCCGTTGGTGACGCAGACGGAATAGGAACTGCGGCGGCAACGGCCACGGCGACGGCCGCATCCGTTGGCACGGCGGCCGGCACGGGTGCCGCTCTTGCACTGTCGGACCCTGGGACAACCACCGGCGAGGCAACCGGGCAAGGCACGGCCACGGCAACCGGCCGTGCGATCACGGTTGGCATTGGTGCTGCATCTGGCGTCGGCAGTGCGTCGGCCACCGGCGCCGTCATTGCAGCCGGTGTCGGCGCGGCGAGCGGGACCGGCACTGCTGCTGCGGTTAGCGAGGAAGCCGGCGTCATTGCTGAAGGCGTTGGCACGGCGGCCGGTGTCGGCGAAGCCATCGGCCGGTCGCTCGAGGAGCAACTGCCGATTGCGGGCGGTGGCGGTGGTGCTATTGGATTCAGGCCCCGGCCGCGTCCGGCGGTCATTGAAGGCGTCGGCTACGCTGTCCTGCCCGAGTTCATTGGGTTCGCGATCGGCGAGGTCGGCTATCGTCCCAAGGCCATCGCTGGGCGCGCCAGGGGCGTCGTTGCTCTCACCGGCCACTGCGTCTGCGACATCGGTGTCAAGGGCGCGGCCTACAGCATCGCTCGCCTGCCGCTGATGGCGTCCGCCACGATGGACGCGGGATCCGCCGGCCAGGCGCAAGTCAGTCTCTCGATCTGCAAGGGTGCCGCAATGGGCGATCACGATCCAGACGAGCATGTGGTCATCGCCCTGACGATGGCGGCATGACATGAGCAAGCCGCCGCTCATTCCGCCACCGACATACACACTGTGGCAATGCATCGGGACCGCGCTCGCGCTGTCGCGGCGTGCCGTCGAGGAAGTGCGGGCGCTCTCGCGATTGCCCGGCCCACAGGGTGAACAGGGGCTGGTCGGACGGCAGGGGCCGCCAGGCCCGGACGGCAGCCGGGGCATCGCCGGTGTACAGGGACCGCCGGGCCGCGATGCGATGCAGTTGGAAGACTTCGAGATCGAAGCCAAGGACGGCGGGCGCTTCTTTAGTTTGATCCTCAAGCGCGGCGACACCGAAATCCGCCGCGAGATCCGCACCGACCTGATGATCAATCGCGGCGTCTGGCGCGAGGGCGCCTTCCTCAAGGGTGACTGCGTCACGCACGGCGGATCGATGTTCGTCGCCGAGGAAGACACCAGCGACAAGCCCGAGCAGGGCAAGGCGTGGCGCTTGGCGATCAAGCGTGGCCGCGACGGCAGGGATGCCAAGGCAGACGAGAAGCGCACGCTCGAGCCGGTACGGTTTCGATAGTGGCACCGTATTGGACGGTGCCGCACGAATGGCCGGGCGAGACGGCGTTCATCGTCGCCGGCGGGCCTTCGGTGCTCGGGCAGGATCTTGAAGCACTGCGCGGGCGACGGGTGATCGCGATCAACTCCAGCGTCTTC